TGATCCTTTCTTTGCTATCAAGACTGCTTTCTTTCAGAAAGGTAAGTATGGTAGACAAGTCCAGTTATTTGAAGGTGAACTAAAGAGAGGAGAAGATATCTATATTGAGTTTATTGACATTATGAGAGATGCACTTGGTAAAGAAACAGGCATTGAACATGCCTTTGAAGATAGACCACTCTTTAAGTACAAACACAATCCTTATTTTGCAGAAGAGTATGATGTAAAAGAAGGTACAAGTGCTAATGGTGATAACTATTTTGCTTATACAATTCCATTGTCTGAGTTAATGGTTATTATGCCTGATGGTTCTGAGATTACACATAATCTTTATGAGAAAAGAAAAGCTGAAGCTCCTAAGGAGCAAGTAAGTCTATCTGTATTTCCAGACTTTGAGAATGAATTTATTCCAAAGCTTAAGGAAGTAAGTTTAGATGTAGAAGAATCAGCTTCTGACATTCTTTTAAGAATTGCAACAGAGTTTCAAAAACTAGCAAATAAGATAAAATGAGTATAGTACTTCCAACTACAAAGGTCAAGGCTGAAAGAGTTAATCCTAAGAGATTAGTAATCTATTCAAAGCCTAAGACAGGTAAAACAACTGCATTTGCCGGACTAGATAACAATTTAATCTTTGACTTAGAAAATGGCTCTGATTATGTAGAAGCCATAAAGTTAAAGATTAATAGTCTCCAGGAATTGCTTGATGCAGGTAAAGCTATTAAAGCAGGTGGTTTCCCATACAAGTATGTTACAATAGATACTGTAACTGCATTAGAAGATATGGTAATGCCTTTAGCCATAAAGCTTTACAAGAACACAAGCATGGGTAAGAACTATGATGGTGACAATGTATTATCTCTACCAAATGGTGCGGGATATTTATATTTAAGACAAGCTTTCTTTCAAGTTTTAGATTTTATTGATACTTTAGCTCCCCATATTATTTTATCTGGTCACATTAAAGACAAACAGGTAGATGATAAAGGAGAGATGGTAATGGCTGCAAACATTGATTTGACAGGTAAAATTAAATCTTTAATCTGTGCTAATGCTGATGCTATTGGTTACATGTATAGAAAGGGTAACAAAACTATTTTATCTTTTAAAACAAATGAAGAGGTTACTTGCGGTGCAAGACCAGAGCATTTGAGAAATGAAGAGATAGTAGTTACAGAGATGAATGACAAAGGAGAACTTGAGTTCAATTGGAACAAAGTATTTATTTAATTATTAAAACAAAAACAAAATGGCATTAAGCACAACTGATTTGGGCTCAGCAGGCTCAGGACTACCAAAGACAATTACTCCAGGTAATCATGTATTGAAGATTAACAGCATTGAACTTGAGGACTTCAAGTTTATTGATGGTGCATATCATCTTATGATGCATGTAGAGACTCAACCTATTGAGGGTTTTGAGGGCTTCATGATTGATAAAGATGATGAAAGCAAAGGAAGATATGCTGGTCAGATTGGTAGAGTAAAAGCAAGCCAGTATGCATTTGCAGATGGTGAAACCAAAACTGGCATTAAGATTCAGAGAGATAGATCTATTTTGATCTTCTTAAGAACTCTTGCACATACCTTAGAACTTGATTCTTGGTTTGTTGAGCAAGATGGTCAGCATGATACTATTGAAGACTTTGTTAAAGCATTCAATAAAACTGCAGACTTTAAAGGTAAATACCTTGAATTCTGTGTTGCAGGTAAAGAGTATGAAGGTAAATCAGGTTATACTAACTACGATATGTGGTTACCAAAAGCAGAAGGTAAGAAGTATGCATTTGGTGCCATAGAAGGTGGTGTAGTTATTCCTTATGATGAAGCTAAGCATCTCAAGAAAATTGAAGTTAAAGAAGTTAAGTCTTTTGGAGATGATGATGATGTTTTTACAAAACCAAAAACATCTTCTGATTTTAGCCTAGATTAATTAACTCACCTTATAGAGGGGGGAGTTAATTAACTATCAATGTAACTTAATACTAACAGAGATTTTAAATTAAATCGGGAGCCTCCCCCCTTTATTTTTATTGGTTATGATTTCAACAAAGAACTTAGTATCTGATTTAGAAGATGTGCCCAGAGAATGGGTATTTGAATATTATCTAAACTTAAAAGAGAAGCTCATTGGTCAGGATATAAAGATGCTCTCAGCATTTAATGTAAAGGACAAAGTCCCTAGCATGTTTATCTATCGCAATGGGGATTACTATAAGTTTAAAGATTTCTCTTCTGGCTTTCAAGGTGATCAAATTGAACTTGTCAAATGTTTATTTAACTATGACTCAAGATTCAAAGCAGTTAACAGAATAATTAATGATTACCAAGAGTATCTTAAGTATAATGCACCTGCAGAAAGAGGACTCATACAATTTCATGATAAGTTCAAGGTAGTAGATTTCCAAATGAGACATTGGAATTCCCAAGACTCTAAGTTTTGGACAAGTTTTAGGATTTCTTCAGCTATACTGGAGAGATATAATGTTGTCCCATTGGAGTTCTTTACCATGGAGAAGACTGAAGTTGATGGTAGTCTTAGGTCTTATAGATTTACAAGACCATATGTCTATGGTTATTTTAGACAAGATGGTGAACTGTATAAGATTTACATGCCTAAAGTCCCAGAAAAGAAGTTCATTAAGATCCAGAACTATACACAGGGTATGGATCAACTGCAATATGATTCCAAGTATTTACTGATTGTTTCTTCACTTAAAGATCTTATGTCTTTCAAGAGACTTGGTATTGGTAATATAGAATGTATTGCTCCGGACAGTGAGAATACAATGATTGGAGAATCTGTTATAAATAAACTTAGAGAGAAGTATTCTAAGATTATTGTACTGTTTGATAATGATGAGCCAGGTATAAAAGCTGCTCAGAGATATCAGGACAAGTATAATATTCCACATGTAATACTTGATATGTCTAAGGATTTATCAGACTCTGTCAGAGATCATGGTATTGAACCTGTGAGAGATAAATTATTATCTTTACTAAAACAGATAGTATGAGTTGGATATATGCTGGAAAAGACTTTACTGATGACCAAATTCCTGAAGGAGCTATAGGTTTCATATATGAAATGGAAGCTTTTATTGATGGAAAAGCTGTCAGATATATTGGTAAGAAGAATTTTCATTCTACAACTAAGAAAAAGTTTGGAAAGAAAGCTCTTGCAGATATGACAGACAAAAGGGCAAAGAAATACACTATTCAGGTGAAAACTAACTATCAGAACTACTTTAGTAGCAATAAAGTGCTTCAAGATGCACATAAAGCAGGTATACCTATAAAAAGGTTCATAATTAAAATCTGTTATTCTAAAACAGAGTTAACTTATTATGAAACAAAGTATCAGTTTGGAAGTGAAGTACTTGAAAAAGAAGAATATCTGAATGCCAATATCCTTGGCCGCTTTTTCCGTTCTAAATGAAAATATATTAGGAATGTAATATATTATTTATATATTTGTTCTATGAGAACACAAACAGGAACTTATAGAACATACACGGATATGTTAATAGCTTTACCTAAGATTGGTAAACTTCAAGTATTAGAATTATCACATAAAAACAAATGGGGTGCTTATTATATTAAGTGCCAATGTGACTGCGGTAATATTACTAATACAGATTTTTCCTCTTTGAATAAATCTAAAGTACAATCATGTGGTTGTTTACAAAAAGAGGCTGTAAAACATACTGGAGTAAAAAACAAAAAGTATACAGTTGATGTAGACAAACTAGTAGATAATGAAATAACTGCTTATATAGCAGGTTTATATGGAGCAGATGGTTCAAATGAAAAGTCTGCTATTTCAATTGGTTTACAAACAACAGATAAAGAAATACTTGAAAAAATAAGTAGTTATTTCAACTATACAGGTCCTTTGTATACAATGAAAGAATCTATAAGATTAACTATTTCTGATCATGATTTTAGAAAGTTTTTTGAAAACAGAGGTGTTGTAAAAAACAAAACACATGACTATCAAGTTCCAGACTTTTATTTATATAATGCTCACTTTTGGAGAGGAATGATTGATGGTGATGGCTGTATATTTAAGTATGAAAAACAGTACACAACTTATGGTGTGTCTTTAGTTGGTACAAAACATACTATTGATACATTTAAAAAGTTTTGTGAATTTATCTTAGATAAACCTGTTAAGGTTAGGCCTTATAAAATTAAATCTGCTATAGAAGTTTATTCAATAAACTTTGTAGGTAAAATGTACTTACCTCTATTGAATGCTCTTTATGAAGATTTAACAGATAATATGTATATAACAAGAAAGTACAATAAGTACTTGGAGATTATTAAACTTTAAATTAGAATAAAATGTTTGGAAAATATAAAAAGCCAAAATCAAATCCAGTTGATAATTACATAAAATCAATAAGAGATTCAAACTATTCAGCAGGATTAATAGTTGGAACACAAACTGCAATAGATGAACTAAGAGATATTCAAAAGTATGATTGTATTAATTTGACTCAAGAAGAAAAACAAAAAGTTATGGAATTTCTTATTGAAAACAATTTAGAATTTGGATATGACTTTGAAAGTGGTGGATTTTATGTATTAAAAAAATTAACCTTTAAATCAGAATAAGGTTTTACAAAATCAAATAGTATGAAAGAAATGGATATGATTGGAACCCTTGTCAAATTAGCTGACTTGGGGGTAACTGGTGTTAAGGTGCAATATGAAGGATCTGGTGATTCAGGTGCCATTGAAAATGTAGTTTATACTATGGACAAAATGGTTGAAGATGAAGAAGATGCCTTTGATAATATTAATGATATTTATGTATGGAATCAAGATGTATTACATCTTCAAGACTTAGATTCTGGTCTTAGTTCTGATATAGCAAATTTTGTTGAAGAACAATTACTTAATGATATTGAGGATTGGTGGAACAATGACGGAGGCTCGGGTGCAGTATGCATTTTAGTTCCTTCTGGTAAGTATAAAATCTTTAATGATATTAGAATTACTCAGATTGAGACATATTTTCATGAGGGATCTTTAATTGAAAAGACATTGTAATGGCACATCCATATCAACATGCTGTATCTTCAGCTAGAAAGTTTGGAGGTATTCCAGAAGACTATGTAGAGATCCATAAATGGTTTGATGCTACTAAAGCATGGGTGGGTCACAGTAAACATAGAATGTTCCGTCACCATAGTGAGGGAATATTTGAATGTGAAAAAGTATTTGGGCCTTACTTTCTAAATTCTGATGACAAAAGAGTATATACAAGATATGTTGGTGAACAGCATGTCAAGGAAGATTGCAATGGATATATTCCAAGTGCAAAAGAATGGGTAGATATGATTGCATCCGGTGAAATTAAAGACTGGGCTATTAAAACATTAAAAATTGAA